GTTCCCTTGCCGGCGACCAACTTGAAGTTGTCGCCGGCCCGCAGGATCGTCTCCCCCCCGTCGGCGGTGATCCGCACCACGCGGATCACTGTGACCGTGGAGGTGAAGGTGTAGGCGAGGACCACCTTCGCGTTGACCTGATCGAAGGTCGACACAACAGTCGCCACGTCACACCCCCTTGCGGCCGGCGTAGATGGCCCGCGCCTTGGTCTCGTCGGTGCGCTGCTGCTCCACCCGGATGATGTCGGTGATCTCGCGGGTGCCGAGGAAGACCTTCACGTAGGTCGCCTCGTTGCGTGCCGCCCGGTCGGCCAGCGCGCCGGGTCCCACCGTGGGAATCCGGATACGTGGCGGTGCCAGGTTGGCCGCCGGTACCGAACGCATCGCGTCCATCAGCCGGCCGACCTGCTTGACCGCGCGGCTCTGCATGCCGGCGACGCCCTGGTTGTAGCCGGCCACGGTCATGCTGCCCAGCGAGGCGTACACCTGCGACGGGCTCTTGATCTTCAGCTTGACCTTGACCTGCTTGTACACGTAGTCGATAAGCGCGGTCATCTCCTTGCCGGCCATGTCGCGCATCGACTGGATGCCCTTGATGTAACCCTCCACCGTGGCCTGTCCCACGCCGAAATAGTTGGTCGCGGCGGTCTCGGTGGCCTTGTCCGCCTCGGTACCGATAGAGGCGAACGAGGCGCTCCACTGCTTGAGCTGCTCGTCGGTGGCCGCTGCCCCGGCCTTGACCAGGTTGCCGGCCTGCTCCGGTCCGGCCATCAGCCACTGCGCCGCCAGCTCTTTGGACAGACCCCGCTTCTGAAGGTCGGCCAGGCCGGTGGTGAAGTCGAGCATCTGCTGCTTCAACGCGTCCAGACGCGCCTGCACCTCGGCCGGCGTGGGGATGAACCCGAAGTAGCCGACCAGATTCGAGCCAGCGGTCAGCGCGTCCTTGGCCTTGGCCCTGAAGTCGACGATCTGCTGGAGCAGGTCGGTGTACTTCTTCTGCCGACCGGCCAGGTAGTCGTCGAGCTCCTTGCCCGAGGTGAACTTCTTCATCTTGTCGGCGAAGCCCGGCAGCGCGGCGCCGACCCGCTTGGCCGTCTTCCAGAACTCGGTGTTCTTGCCGGCCATCTCGGTGAGCTTCTTACTGAAGGTCTTCGAGATGTACTTCGACACCTTGTCGATGTTCTTCTTGCCCGACGTGATGCCCTTGGCGATGTAGGTGGCGATCTCCTTGCCGGTGTTGTAGGCGGTGTCGCCTTTGATGATGGTGAAGCCCGACAGCTTGGACAGCTCGGCCTTGAAGGTGGAGATGTAGCCGGCGGCGGTCATCTTGCCCTTTGTGGACGCCTTCTTTGTGGAGGTGTCGAACTTGGTGGTCACCGACTGGTTGTAGCCGGCCACGAACGCCGAGCCGGCGGCGATGCCGGCGGTCTTACCGCTCTTGGAGGCGCGGTTGAGGTTGAACGTTTTGTTCATCGCCTTGCCCACGTTCTTCTCGAACGTGGCGACGTCGACCTCGTTCTTCGCGTTGTACGCGGCGGCGCCCATCGCGTTGAGCGCGTTGATGTACTTCTCCGCACCCGAGATGCCGACGTTGACACCGTCGACCATGTAGTCGCCGATCTTCTGAGAGCTGGTCGCGATGGCGTCCCACGCCTTAGCGCCGGCCACCCCGTTGAGCCCGCCGACCATCTTGTCGGTGGCGTTCTTCGTGTCGGTACCCATGCCCGTGGCGTCGTCGCCGGTGAGGCCCATCTTCTGACCGAGCCACCCCAGCTTGTCGCCGAGCCAACTCAGCTTGTCGCCCAGCCACTTCAGCGGTCCGGCGAGATCCTCGAACTTCTTCTTGAGGTTGGCCAGCGCCTTCTGCGCCACCCACGAGATCCACTTACCGAGATCGGTAAAGAGCTTGGTGATCTCCCGCAGCGCCTCGGCCACCAGCTTGTTCAGCAGGCTGGCCAGCCACTCCAGCAGCTTCAGCAGCGGCGAGAGGATCACGAGCAGCGCGTCGAGGACGGGCACCAGGATCGCCGCCACCAGGTTGATGACAGGCGTCAGCGCGCCGGCCAGCGCCACCACCACCGTGATGATCGGGTTGAGGATGCGCAGCAGCAGCGCCATGAAATCGATGACGCTGGCGAACATCGGCGCCCCAGCGGTCAGCGCGGTGATCAGTCCGCCGAACGCGACGCCGAGCTGGGTGATCGACGCCTGCACAGCGGGGTCGGCGAGCGCGGCGTTGAACGCGTTGAGGAACGTCATCACCGCCGGCGCCACCGCTGTGGTCAGGTTCATCAGCGTGGCGAGCAGCATCTGCAACGCGGGGATCGCCGTCGTTGTCAGTGACGCCAACGTCGGACCGAACCGCAGGAACATGATGACGACCTGCTCCAGCAGCGGCTCGAACGCGGCCACGATGGTGTTCATCGCGAGGAAGAAGTTGCGGATCAGCGCCATGCCCTGCGCGGACGACGCGAGCGCCACCCACCGGTCCACCATGGCCCCGAGCAGAGTGACGAACTGCGCCACCGGCCCGAGCAGGCTGGTGATCCAGGCACCCATCAGCGAAGCCAGCGGCGGCAGGATCTGCATGATCTGGCCGAGGATCAACGCGATGGTGTTGAAGAACGTGGTCATCTGACCGCTCGCGGTCATCTGCGAGACCCAGGCACCGAACGCGTCGACCAGCCCCTGGACCGATCCCAGGATGGAGGTCAGCGCCGGCTGAGCGGCCACAGCCATGCTGAGCAGCGCCGGCCCGAGAACGTTGATCGCGCTGGCGAAGAAGTCCACAAGCTGCGCGCCCTGCGCGAACAACGTGTTGAACGCGGCGATCGCGCTCTGCGTGGAAACCAGCCGGACCAGTCCGGTGAGCAGTCGCCCCCAGGCGGCTGACACTGCCTCAATGCCGACGAAGAACTTCGGCAGGGTGTTGGTGACAAAGCCCTGGATCGCCTGCACGAAGCCGGTTCCGAGCACCGCCCAGATCGCGTTCTTCAGCCGCTCCAGCGAGACGAACAGAGTGCCGGTGTGCTTCGAGGTGTCCTCGAAGAGCTTTTGGAACCTGTCTCCCACCAGCAGCAACGGGCCGAACGCGGCGGCTGCGGCACCGAGGACTCCGGGTAGCAGCCCGATCGCCCCGATACCCACCCCGGCCAGCGCGGTGAGCTCCGCGACCAGAGCGGTGATACCGCCCACCAGTGGGATGACGATAGCCAGCAGTGCGCCGAGCACCAGGTTGAGGCCGACGACAACGGTCGAGATCAGCGCCGAGATCAACCCCAGGGAGACCATCGTCGAGACCAGCGCGCCGACCGCGAGGCCCGCCTGGGTGAGGCCCTCGCCGAACTTCGCCGCGATGCCGCTGGTCGCGCTGAACTGGCTGAGCAGTGTGGTCAGACCCTTGCCCATCACCTCAAACGCAGCCGACGTGGCCGTACCGGCGGCGTCGGCGATGCCGGCGATCCCTTTGAACATCCCGCCGAGGATGCGGGTGACCTGACCGCCGCCCTTCATGCCCCGCGCCATCCGGCGCAGGAAGCCCGCACCGGTACGGTCGGCCTGGCGTTGGATGCGCCTGTCGACCTCTTTGTTGAAGTCGCGGATGAACGCTCGGGCCACTGTGGACCCGACCGCACCGAACCGGTCGGTCATGCTGCGCTCGATGTCGCGGCTCTCGTGGATGGTGATCTTCGTCATCCGGGTACGCCACTGGTCGGCGAAGCTCTCGGTGAACGCCTCGGCGGCATGGCGGCCGACCACCCGCTGCAACGCGTCGGCCTGCCTCTCCGAGTCACGGGTGGCCTTGTTCTCGATGCGCAGCCGTTCTTTCACCACGTTCTTCGCCACCAAGGCGGCGAGCTGTTCTTCGAGCCGGTTGTTGGCGGTGATCTGGCGCAGCCGCTCTTTGAGCGCGGCGCTCTCCTCGGTCTGCGCCATCTTCGAGCCGTGCTTCTCGGCGGCGATGCGCTGCGAGATAGAGGCCTGCTGAAGCCGGAACCGCTCGGCCTGGGCCGCCCTCTCCTCACGGAGCTGCGAGTCGACTTCCTCTTTGGTCATCTTGTCGTTGATGGCCTGCATCTTGTTGTTGTGCGTGACCTGGTTTGACTCGATGCGCCGGTTGAGCGTGTTCTGCGCGGCCACAGACTTGGAGAGCTCGTCGGACTCGTCCTTGAGCATCTTGTCGTTGATGGCCTGCATCTTGTTGGTGTGGGTGAGCTCGGCGGACTCGATGCGCTGGTTGAGCGCCTGGGTGGCGGCCTCCTTTTTGAGGAGCTGGTCCATCTCCTTCTTGAGCATCTTGTCGTTGATCTTCTGCATCTCGGCGGCGGAGTCCTCGGCGGCACGCTCCGCTTTGGACATCGCCTTCTCCATCGAGCCCGACAGGCCTTTCATGTCGGGCTCGATCTTCACCTTGATGGTTTCGTTGACCGCTTCGAGCTGGCGGTTGAGTTCGGTACGGAAACCCTTCGACAGCTCTGGGCGGACTTCGACGTAGGCGACGGCTACCCGCGCCATAGCTCACCTCCGCATACCTTTAGCGAGCACCGCGACGACCTCGGCCGGCGAGGACGCGTGTCGGCGCCCAGGCTTGGACTGAGGCTGTCGCGGTGTCGCTGTCTGCTCGGGCAGCTCCCATGGGTCCGGTCGCGGAATCTTCAGCGGCGGAGGTAGCTTGCCTGACTTGACCCCACCGGCCGCGAGTGTGGCGCGGTAGTGGTGATGCGCGACCTCTACGCCCAGCGCCGCCAGTTCCTCAGCGGGCGACCATTCGCCGGTCAGCTCGCGTCGGTAGGCACTGTCGGTGGGGAGGTTGCGGATGTAGCTGGCGAGTCGTCTGACGTCGAAGCGTTCGCTGGCTTCAGGTGAGAAACAGATGCGAGCGAGGTCTCGTCCGTAGTAGCGGTCGAAGTCGGCTTCGATGGCTGACCAGTGGTAGCCGAGATCTCGTTCGACCGCACAGATTCCCCCAGCGCCGTACCGAAGTATTCAACAACATCCATCACGTCGTTGAAGCTCGGACGGCATGCCTTCAGCCGTGCCCAGTCGGCATCCGGGTTGCGCAGCATAATGCGGAACGCGTCCCAGATCTTGCCTTCGTTGGCTAGTTCGCCGATCTCCAAGGGCAGCTCGTCGATCAGGTCGAACGTCTCCTCACCGAGGATCACCTGCATTCCCTCGCCGCGCTGTGCTGCGCGGGCGGCCCGCTTGGCATTGAGGTCAAGGATCACGGCGCGACCCCCGACTCCCAGGAGTCAGAATCCCAGAAGCACTTGCCCTGGTCTGCGGCTCCCGTGTCGGACCGGGTGACGTACTGCCCGGTCGTCCAGGCGGTGGTCGGTGACGCGGTGACCACACCCGTCATAGCTCCGAGGCTCGACGGAGGCGTCGCTCCGGCTGGGTTCCACGAGCCGGGAGTACCGGCCGTCGCTCCTGTAGCGGCGACACCGCCGCTAGGGGGAAACGTACCCGCGTCGAAGACCAGGTTATACGGCGCCTTCGGCTTGCCGGTCACGTCGTCCATCACGACCTCAAGCCCGAACTCCACATTGAGCAGTGCCGCCTCGTCGGGCTTGAACACACTGTCGTCGCGGCCGGTGACGCGGCCCTTCGGGAAGTACAGGCCCATCTTGATGTCGCCGTCGAGCACCTTCATAAAGATCGCCTTGCTCTCGCTCTCGCCAGGGCCGGGCGGCGTGTACACCACGGTGGACCCCGCGTCAGCGAACGTCCCACCGCCGAGGGCGAACGGGATCGTCACGCGGTCCCAGCCGTCCAGTGCGAAGGTCAGCGACGAGGACAGTCCGGTGGTGACCACGCGGGCCGGGTACGGCGACTGCCAGATCTTGATCTCTTCCGTTTCCTCCTCCGGCGGGGTCCAGCTCGCCCCGTCCTCGGAGATCATCCCGAGCTTCGTCCAGGCAGCGCCCGGGTCTTCGATGTCGTCAGGGACCGGCGTCCCCACGTCAGCGGTGTAGACATCGCCGTACGCGCCGACGATCGGCTGTGAGTTAGTAGTGACGGCCATGACATTGGCCTCCCCCCGGTTGATTCACCTACGGGTGCGCCGTGACTGTGGCGTTGACCGTGTACCTCGGACGCGCGTGGCCGGACTCGTCCGCGCTCTCGCTGTCCGGGCTGTAGGTGACAGCCCCCGCTTTGACTTTGGTGACCACGCCTTCGACGTGGGAGCCCACCATCGCGGCGGCCATTGTGGACATACAGGCGTTCGCCAGGTTGTACGCCACCTTGTGCGTACCGCCGTAGGCGTTGATCTCCAGTTCGATCTGCTGGAGCCAGTTCTTGTACAGCGACTCCCCGCCGGTGCGGATGACCACGACCATCGGCCACGTCCGCTTGTGCGGCATATCGGTGTAGACCCGGTCGTCGGCGAGGTCGGTGACCGTGGTCTGCCCACGCAGAAACGCGGTGACCAGAGCTTCGATGTCGATGCTCATGTCAGCCGCCCCGCCGCGCCCTTGCCGACCCGGGCGACCTGGGATACCCGCATCCCCGCCCGGCGGGCGGCGTTCTGCAACGTCTGGTGGGCGCGGTTGTTGCGGGTACCGAACTCCACCCACCAGCCCTTGTAGGAGTGCGAACCGAAGAACGCGCACGCCCACGAGTTGCTGATGCCCATCGTCGCGCCGTTGCCGGCGACGAACATCCGGCGGATGTACTCCCCGCTGTCCTTCGGCGCGGTCGCCACAGCGATCCACATCGCCCGCTTCGCGTACTCCATAAGCTGCGGGTTGAGGCCCTGGTCGCGGACCACCTTGCGGATTCCCCGCTCGTCCAGTTGAGTCCTCATGCCGTGCTCCTTTCCACGGCGACCTCGACGTGGTGGACTCCAGCGCCGGTCAGGCACGGGTAGTACGCGGGCGGACCGGCGGCCTCGTAGAACACGCCGCCGATCTCCACCCGCGCGAACCCGTCGAGCAGCCCGGCCATAGATGCCTTGAGGTGCAACAGGTACTGGCCCACTTCCGCTCGGCCGTCCTGAATCTCCTGCTGCGCGGCGGGCTGGATGAAGCACACCGTGTCTACCGGCGGAGCATCGACGTAGACAACGTCGCCGTATTCGTCCACACCGGACTCGATCCGGTTGTAGATCACGCACGGCGTGGTGAGGTGCCGCTCCAGCCAGGCTGGCGTCACCATTTGCGGAACTCCCCGGCCAGCACCCACGCGTCAGCATCGGCGTAGATGTCGTCGGGTTCGTCCGGCTCGCCACCGAGGTTCACGCCGATCTGACCGATACCCTTCGCCCCGTCGCCGCCGCACGCGGAGTCGATGAGGTTGTCGAGCAGAGTCATCTCGTCGCTAAGAAGCGAGAGCATGGTGGCCTCGGTGTTGTAGGACACCGAGGTACCACCAACGCTCTCCGAGCGGATACCGGCCGGCACCGCCATCACCTGGTGGACGTGGCTGCACGTCAGGATGGTGAGTACATCCGGATACAGCGCCGCCACTTCGTCTTTGCAGCCGCCGAGGTACACGTCGATCAGCGCCGACGTGTCGTTGAGGCGTTGCTGCATCGTGGGTTCCTGGTCGACCGGCACGTCCACGCCTGTGCGCAGTTCGTAGTCCGCGACGGTGGCGTAACCGGTGACTGGCGGAATGGGCGTGGTCATGCCGGACCCCCTTAGCGCTTGCGCTCAGCGGAGAGCGCTGCCGGACCGGCCGCCCACGCGGTGCCGTTCCACGAGTTGTGCGCGCCGTCGCGGGTGACCACGTACTGCCCGGTCTGCCACGCGGTAGCCGGCGCTGCGGTCACACCGGTCAGCCCGGCGAGGTTCGCCGGAGGCTGCGCGCCGGACGGCATGAAGACGCCAGGCTTGCCAGCAAGGGCGCCGGTGGCCGCGACAGCGGTCTTATCCGTGAGCACCGCGAACGGGTACGGGTTGGTCGTCTGCCCCAGCCCCTTCGGCGCGAGCACCATGAAGCCCAGGCGGATCTTCATCCGCAGACCCAGGGCGTCCTGCTCGGCGAGGTTGATGTCGCCGACCGTGGCCTCGGAGAGCTTCTTCGAGGTGAGCTGCTGGCGGATACCCAGCACCGCCCACGACGCGTCACCCATCACGGCCATCGCCTCAGGGCGGCTCCAGATGCCGGAGTTGACGTAGTTGACCGGCACGCCCCACACGTTGTCGACCGGCACGCCGGCCTGGAGCGAGGTGCCGTACATCAGGTTGCCGTTGTTGTCACGCAGGTTGCGGAAGTACGGCTTGACGAACCGTCCACTGTAGGACTGGTTGACGTCGTAGCCGTCCTCCTCGACCAGCGCCATCGTCGCCGACCACGCGGCGGCCATGTCCTCCTGCGCACCGTTGGTGCCCCACACGTACTGGTGGTCGTGGGCGATCGCCTGGCCGACGATGCCGCCGGCCGGGAAGGTGGACGGGATCGGGTCGCCGGTCGGGCTGCGGCCGAAGAACACGGTGTCGTCGATCAGCACCGCGATCTGCTCGGCGCAGCGGGCCGACACCTCCGACCACAGGTTGACCTCGGAGTCATCGAGCACGTTCTCCGGGATCACCACGATCGTCGCGGCCTCTTCGATGTACATCTCCTGCTGACCCCACGACATCTGCGTGGTGGGCTTCTTCGCGACATCCACGTCATCCGGCGGGGTGGCGGTGAGCCACTTCGCGGACGGGAACGTCTCCAGCAGGTTGACCTTGTACTGCGAGGAGGAGACCGGCTTCTTGGTGAAGGTGTTCATCGCGACGCTCTGCTGCGTCGCCATCTGAAGAATCTCCGGGGAGCGCTGCTCGACGATAAACGAGATCGCGTCTTCCCTGGACAGGTAAGGAGTAGCCATGGGGCTGCCTCTCGTGAGAGGCGACTAGCCGCTCATCCCGTAGCGCAGCAACCGCTCGGTCTCAACGTCGCTGAGTTTGCCGGTCGACTTGAGCTGCGTGTCGGTGGTGAGACGGCGTTGACCGTCGCCAGTGAGTGTTGGCAACGGAGGTGCGCCACCCTGCGGGGCGAATATCGGATAACGGGTGAGCAGGTCATCGACCTTCGCGGTGATCGCGTTCTTGTCGAACCTGCCGGTCTCGTCGATCTCGACGTCGTCCAGGTCGAGCGTGCGCAGCGCCGGCTCGGTAGCCGTCACACCGCGCTCGGCGAGAATGGCCAGGGCGTGGTTCTGCACCAGCGCTTTACGCCACTTCACCTGATACTCGGCCGCGCCCTCAGCCCGAGCAGCCGCGACGGCTTTCTCGGCATCGGACGCACTGGCCAGCCGGATCTTCTCCAGCTCGGCCTCCCGCTCACGGAGCTGGCGTCGCCACTTGGCGTTCTCCGCGTTGAGGTTCGCGATCTCCACGTCCCGATCGGTTGCCGACGTACCCGTAGACGTGGGATCAGCCGGCGCCTGGACACCCGAGTCGGGAGGCTCGGGTGGGGCGGTATTGGTTGGCACGGTCATGCCGTCTCCTTGCTCGTGCGACACCCGGTCGCGTGACTGGACAGGTCGTCAGTGACGGACGAGAATGCTCCGATGACCGACGGTTATGAATGGCTGGACAATGAGCGGCGTAGCACCGAGGTCTACGCGGACGCAGTGCATGAGATGTGCAAATGCCATTGGGATCTGCACCACGTGATCGTCGGCAAAGACCTGGGGCTGCCCGCGATGAAGCTCATCGCGCGGCGAAAGGGCTGCCCTATTCACGGCGCGAAGGGTTACGTCTAGTCCTCTGGCGACTCGATCAGCGCTTCACGGATGATTCCGACCATGGCGTCGTAAGCCACGTTGGCCTGGACTGCCGACAGTGGAATCTCCAACCGGGCCGCGTCCGCCAGGGCGGCTTCCCGGCATCGGTCGCGGAGCCGGACCGCGCGGCGGAACGCCTCAAGGTGGTCACGCATCCGATGTGGACCCACTGATCGGCGGCGGGACGTCAGCGGCGGCGTCCTTCGCCAGCGGCATCGCGGAGGACTGCGCCAACTTAGCGGCCACCACCGCGCTCTCCTCCAACTTGCGGGTCCACTCTTCGATCTCCTCCGGGCTGGCGCCCCACTTCTGCCACAGCGCCGGCCACGGGACACCGAGGGTGCCCATCTTGATGAGCGCGTCCACCTGCTCGGACTCGCTGCGGGCCTCCACGTCCTCCCACACCACGTTGAGGTTGAGGTCTTTGGCGTGGCGCTTAGACCCTGCGGCGGCCCCGCACAACCGCAGCACGTTCGACCAGGCGTCGCCGTAGCTCTGCTGACGTGACTCCACCTTGCGGGTCAAACCGAACTCGGTGGCCCGCACCGACTCACCGGACGGGAAGATGCCCATACCGGCCATAAGGTACGAAGGGGGCGTGCGACTTTGCGTCGCGAGCGCCTGCACGTCGGCGGTGTTGGCCTCCAGGTAACCCTTCAGCTCGGCCGCGTCGAGCTGGCCGACCTTGGTGTCGGGATGGGTGAACGTCCACAGTCGATCGACGGCGGCGTCCACCGGCTCCTTCGGCTTGCCGTTGGCATCGGTGGGTACGTCAACGCCGGTGATCCACGCGCGCGGGAAGCTGGCGAAGCTCTGCGCCATCAACCGGTCGAAGTTGGTTTTGTTGATCCGATCCTGAATGGAGGTCAGCCCGTCGATCTCCGAGGCGAACCCGCCGAGCAGATCCGGCTGGGTGAGCATCGCCACGTAGGGCACCACACCCATCGGGTTGCGCTCCACCGGCGGTGTCACCTCGTCCATCCGGAACTGCCACGCCACGTCGGAGACGTCCACCGTGATCACGCGGGAGTTGACCGCGATCAGCGGTGAGGCCAGGTCGACCAGGTTGGTGTCGTTGGTGGTGAGGTGGAACTGGTAGCCCGGCATGGTGAGATCGGCGTTGACGCAGTTGCGGACGTTGTCCTGCCAGATCCGCAGTGCGGCCAGCGGCTTACCTGTGTCGGCGTCGTAGCGCACGATGCAGCCGGTGGGCGGTTCGCCCACGATGCGCGGTGCGGTCTCACCGGCCCGTGCGGGCCACACGCTGACGTAGGCGAGGCCGTACTTCAGCGCGGCCACGTGGATCTGCGGGCTGACGCCGTCCATGTTGTTGGCCTGCCACCACTGCCACGCCTGCTTGTCCTGTACCGCGTTGGCGCTGCTGCGGATCGAGCCGATCTTCAACCGCTCGCTGACCACATCGACGATCAGCCCGCACCAGTTGCTGCGGCTCATCTCGTGCAGCTCACGGAACTTGCGGGTGAGCCGCTTCGGGTCGGACGGCAGCGGAGGCTGCCCCCGGTAGTAGGAGTCCAGCAGCGCCCAATGCCCGTAGTTGGCGGCGAAGTCGGCGCTGAGCTCGTGGGCCAGGTCGAGCACCAGCTTCGACTGGTCCATCAACTCGCCCGCCTCGGTGATCGGAATCGACGTGCCGGACAGGTAGCTGTAGAGCTGGTCGCGTGCCACCAGATCAAGCGCAGCGGCCATCGCCGCACCTCCTTTAACTGAAGCCGTAGGCCGTCCTGGACTGGGCGGGCTCCTGGCCACGGATGGCCCAGCCACCGACCGCCAGCGCGGTGGTCACCACGGCGTCGATGCGGGTACCGGTCGGTGACCGCACTGGCTTGACCGGCTTCATCAGGTCGGGGTTGTCCACAGCCCGGCGGACCTCCACGCTGTCGAAGCAGTAGAGAGCCACCGGATTGCCGTGGTGGCACCACGAGTGGTTGACGGTGAGCGCCATCAGCTCGCGCATCGGTACCGTCATGCCGACATAGGTCGGCTCGTTGGGGATGATGGGCAGCCGGCGCCCGAAGCGGCGCTCCAGGTTCTGCCTGACCGCCTCACCAGACCACTTGTCGTAGGAGATCTCGCGCACCTTGTACGGCGAGAGCACCTCGTGGATCTGCCGGCACAGCTCGTCGTAGTCGATAACGCTGCCCGGCATAAGCCGTAGGAAGCCCTGCTTCACCCATTGACGCGCTTTGTGCGCGGTCGCCGTGTCTAGAGCGGGCAGAGCTTCCTCGGGGAGCCAGTGCCACCACAACGCGTGGCCCGGCTCCTTAGAGGTGGGAGGAGTAAACGCACACAACGAGGTGAGGTCGAGCTTCGCGGACAGATCCAGGCCGCACCACACCTGCCGTCCGGTGAGGAGCTTGGTGCCCCAGTCGGCGGTGGGCCAGATGTCGCCGGTGCATTCCCGGTAGAGGTGCATCGGCATCCACCGCGTGGACTGCGACACCCATTGGTTGCACCTGAACTGGCGGAACGAGTTCTCGCGCGTCGGATCGTTGCGCGCCTCCATCGCCTCGTCCCGAAACGCCTGGACGGAGAGGAAGTCACCCAGTGCCGGCGCCGGGATCGACCAGTTGCGCTCGTCCCAGATGTCAGCGTCGATCGGCAGATTGCGGATGTAGACGAACCGGTGCGGTTCCCGCTCGGGCTCCTCGGCCACCTTCACGCACTGCGCGTGTTCGGCCGCAGCGAACGAGTTGGGGTCGTTGCCCGCTGTGGTGGCCGCCAGCATCAGCGGCTCGACACGGGCGCCCATCGCGGTACGCATCGCCTCCCACAGTTGGGAGTCCGGCTGGGCGATCACCTCATCGAAGAGCGTCGCTGAAGGGTTGAGGCCCAGGTTCCCCAGGGCGTCCCGAGCCAGCACCGTGTAGTACGAACCGGTCCGCTCGTCCACAATGCGGTGCTCGTGGCGACGCACCCGCAGTCCCTCGCGCTGGTTGAGCTTCGGGGAGAGCTGACACATCCGGCTGGCGACGTCCCAGATGATGCGGGCCTGGTCGCGATCCCTTGCCGCGCCGTAGATCTCCGCGCCTTCCTCGCCGTCGAAGGCGAGCAGATACAACGCGATCCCCGCGAGCAGCTCAGACTTTCCGCATTTCCTCGCGAGCTCTACCCACCCCATCCGGTACTGCCGGACGAAGCGGTTGTGCTCAGGACTCCACCGCACGTTGCCGAAGAGCGGACCCACAATCTCGTTGCGCTGCCACGGCGCCAAGATGAAAGGCTTTCGCGCGAAGGTGCCCTTGGTATGCACCAACACCGTGTCGAAGAAGCCGGCCACCCGGATGGCCCGAGGCTTGCAGAAGTGATCGCCGACCTCGGTACACACCGGCAGGTTCGGATGACAGAAACGCTCGTATGCTGCCGCGTCACATTCGGGGAGGCCCATCGTTAGCCCCCTTGTGAACGGTGCTGGAGAAGTGCTGCTGATCGCCGTCGTGGTCGGTATCTACGCAGCGGTAGGCATCGTCGCGATAGGCAGCCGGTTCCAAAGGCGGGGGAAAAGCCGTGCGCAAATGGCGCGTGAAGATGAGCTTTGTCGGGGACGTGGAGGGCGACACAAGCTTCGCCGCCACGAAGGAGTTCAAGCGGCTGCTCGGCCTGGCGCCGGAGTCCATGCGACCCGAGGTGTCCATGGTCGACCTACAGACCCGTCTGATCTGGAATGAGGAGGAGGCGCACCCCGATGC